CGGCAGCCCATCCATCTCGCCCAGCTTCAGCCGCGCCGCCCCCACATCATAGATGTACAGCGCCCCGCGCGGCTCGCTCCCGCTGTCGTCCAGCCCCACCACCACGCCCGAATGGTAGTTTGGCGTCCCCCACACAAACGGCGCCGTCCCCCCATCCGTAAACAACCCCCGCCCGGCCACCACCTCGCCCAGGTCGGAGGCGATGTCACTCACGCGGCCATACAACTGCGCCGCCGGCAGCCCCGCCACCCCGGCCCCGCCCGTCAGCCCCGCCACCAGGTCAATCAGCGTCAGCTCGCGCTCACCCGCCGTCACGCTGGCAATCAGCATCCAGCCCGCCGGCGTGCGGATGGGCCGATAGCTCACCTCCTGCACAATCAGATAGCGCGGCGTCGCCACCTCCAGCCGCAGCCGGCCCCCATCCTCCAGCAGCCAGCCGTCGCCCGTCTCCAGCAGCGCCAGCGTCACCGTCGCCTCGCCATAGGTTTGCAGCAGCAGCTCGCTGCCATCTTCCAGCAGCCAATAGCCCCCGCCCTGCAATCTCAGCGACGCCTGGTCAATCGTCGGCCCCAGGCCCAGCGTCGGGGAAAAAATCTCAATCTCCGTCCCAGGCAGCAGCCCAAACTCCGGCACATCAAACTGCACCGTCTCCGCCCCGCGGCCATACACATTCAGCAGATACGCCGCGTAATCCGCCGCCTTCGCCGCCGTCGCAATCGCCTGGTCATACACCTGCTGCGTCAGCACCCGCCCGTGCAGCGCCTGCAAGTCAACATCCTCCACCACCGCGCTCACCGTCGTCAGCTCATAAAAGCGCACCGTCCCCGCGGTGTTTGGGAGCGGCGCGCCCGCCGGCGACCGGAACTTGACCGTCTGCTCCTCGCGGTTCACGACCACATACCGCTGGCGGCTCACCTCTGCCCCCGGCGTCCCCCACAGGATCGCCTCCGGCTCATACCCAATCGCATTACCCGACAGCGTCAGCGTCCCATACCCTGCAAACTCCGCCGTCACACTCGCAACACTGTGCACCCGGTAATCCAGCGACACCAACCCATAGTCCAGGGCCGACCCCGCCGTAAACGCCTGGGTGCGCAGCGAGCCCTGAATATCCTTCCCATACACCTCCACGCGGTTCAGCGCCTTGCTGTCATCAATCGTCCGCGACAGGCTCCCCGCCAGCACATCAAAGCGCGTGGAGCCATCCGGCGCGTCCGTGTCGATGTCAAACGCCGCCCGTGGCGGCGCCCAGCGGTTATACCAGTACAGCCGCTTCAGCGGGTCGATATACCACCCCGCCCCCACCATCTGCGCCAACCGATCCAGCGCCTGCCGCACCGTCACCCGCTGAAAACCAATCTCCACGTCTGCCCGCGTAAACTGCACCTGGCTCAGGTTGAACCCCTCCGGCTCCAGGTACTCATCGAACAGCGCCCGCACAATATTCGCATCCGTCATGCCAAAAAACTGCGTATTGCCGATCACCAGCCGGTCCAGCAGCATCGACCAGTCCCGGCACGCCAGCGACCAGCGCACCGTGCGGCCATCCCCCGCCCCCAGCCCCACCGCCGTGCGCGTCGCCACATACCCGCCAAAAATGCGCGTCCCGCCGACCGCAACCAACACCTCGTCCCACGCCGCCGGCTCATACCCCTGGCTCTCCATCACCTCCAGGTCCGCCACATTCCCCGTATTGCCGATCCCCGCGCGCACACTGAGGCTGTCATACAGCAACGACGTGCTGCGATCTGCCCCATCGATTGTCACCGTCACCACGTGGTTCGTCGTCGGCATAATTTTCAGTACCGCTAAGAAGCGTTATTGCGCCAGGTCAATCCTCACTGTCGTTTCCGACAGTGAGCGCGCTAACGCACCATCACCGCCCCCGTCAGATCAATCTCCCGCTTCAGCGCCAGCGCCAGCTCCCTGATCTTCGTCCGGCTCGCCGGCAAATCCCCATCCCCATGCACATACAAATCAATCCGGCTGCTGCTGCTCCCGCCCCAGCCCGCCGCATCCGGGTAGATATACCCATCCGACTGCGGCACAAATACTTCCGCCCGCTTCTCCCCCACGATGTACGGCTGTCCCGCCGTCACCGGCCCGCCCACGGCCCGCCCCTCGAACGCCCCCAGCCCATACAAAATGGGCGACTTGAACATATCGACCATCGACGTAATTTCCCGCATTCGTTTGTCAATTTCCATCAACTGGCCCCAGTCGCCCGCCTGGAGCGCCTGAAAACCCTGGCCCAGCAGCGCAAACCCCTCCGTCAGGTTGGCGATCATATCCGTCAGCCCCGCCACCGCCCGGCCCGTCACCGTGAGCACCCCGATCCAGAACTCCCCCCAGTCTGCCGAAGCCCCCGCCCCATCTCCCTGGAACCAGCCCACAATCTCCCCCAGGCTGGCCATGATTCTGCCCACATCCTGACCCACTGAATCCGCCGCCGTCGTCACCGTCGCCGCAATCTTCGGCCAGTACGCGCCGAAATCGTTCACCAGCTTGACCACCTTCTCCGCCACCACCATGAAGAAGGCGACGATCTTCGGCCCGTTCTCGTCCGCCAGCTTAATCAGCACATCCAGCAGGCTGCGCAACTGCGGCATCACCGCATTGCCGATGTCAATCGCTGTCTGGTCAATAATGCCCCGGAAAATGTCCCACTTGCCGGAGAGCGTATCCATGCGCGTGGCCGCAGCAGCCTCGGCGTCCGTCTTCGCCATCGTCGCCTTCAGCGCCAAAAACTCCGCCTCCGTCAGCCCCGCCATCGCCGCCGCCGCCCGCATCGCATCCGTCCCAAAAATGGTGCTCAGCGCCTGGTTCTTCTGCTCCTCGCTCAACCCCGCCAGCGCCGTGTTCAGGATGCCCGCAATCTCCCCCATCCCCTTCAGTTCCCCCGTCGCCGTGAAGAACTGGTTAGCGCCGTCGGCTGTAATCAGCCCCAGCGCCCGCATCGCGCTCTCAGCCTCATTCGACTTCGGCACCAGGTTCAGCAGCATCGTCTTCAGCGAGGTCCCTGCATCGCTGCCGGAGGCAAACAGAGGCGAGATCGCCGCGATGGTGGCGTTAAAATCCTCGAACTCCACGCCCACCGTCGCCGCCACACCCCCGCCCTGCGCCAGCGCCAGCGCATAATCCTCGAAGCTGAACTTGCTCGCCTGCGTCGTCGCCAGGATGCCGTTGACAGCCTTATCCATGTCCTTGGCCTGGATGCCAAACACCGCCATCACATCCGAGGCCGTCGCCGCCGCCGAGGCCATGTCGGCCCCCGTGGCGTTGCTCAGCAGCACCGTGCTGCGCGCCGCCCCATCCAGGATAGCCGCCACGCTCACGCCCGCCGTGCCCAGCACGCCAATCGCCGCCGCCGCCTCCTCCGCCCCCACCTTCAGCTTCGGATCCAGCCCCAGGTCACGAATCAGCCCCCGCAGCGCCTCCGTCTCACCCGCCGAGGTGTTCATCGATGCCGCAATGTCCGCAATCCCCTGCTCCATCGCCATCGCCTGGTCAACCGAACTTTTCATCGCCAGACCCAGCCCGCCGATGGCCGCCGCCCCGCCCGCCACCGCCGCGCCAAAACCCAGCTTCATAATGTTCCCGAAGCCGCCCACCTTCTGGCCCGACTTTTGCAGCGTGGAATCCACGCCCTTCATCTTCCGCTCAAACTCGGAAGTGTTGGCCCCCACCTTGGCGTATAGCGAAGCAATCTGGTCAGCCATCTACCGCCCTCTGTTCTGCTGCCGCAGCCGCGCCAGCGCCCACCGATACCGCCCCCACAGATACATCTCCATCTGCATCAGCGGCCCCGGCTCCCCGGTCAGCATCTCGCGCACAGGCCGCCCGAACGTTTCAGCCTGTACAAATAACTCCATATTAGCCGTACTGCGCAGGTTGGCAGTCCCGTCGTTCGGGCGCTCTAGGAACCACCACCAGGAAAAGCATCAAGCTTCTCCTGGTCATCGCCAAGCCCGCTCAACTCCGCCACCCGCACCGCAATCACTTCAAAGCGCGGCGTCATCCCCGCCCGCAGCGCCAGCAACTGCTGCGCCGTCAGCGGCGGCTGAACCAGCCCCTCCGCCACCATATGCACCATCAGCAGCAGCGGGTCATTGCCCGCCGCCCGCTTCGCCCGCGCCACCTCCGCCACCGACAGCCCGCGCACGCGCACCAGCCCCAGGCCCTCAACCGCCAGATCTTCCGGCTCGCCCAGCACCCCGCGCAGAAAGTCATCCGCCGAAAGGTAACTACCCGACATACGTCACCGGCCCGCTCGGCTCGAAATCAAACGACGTATCCGCCTTCCCCTGGTGCGAAATGCTGCGCCCATGCCCCGTCAGGTAGGCCGTCCCGATGTTCCAGTACGCCGTCCCTTCGTTCAGGCGCAGGGCAATCGCCGACCCGCCCAGCATCGCATTGCGCAAACTCGTCTGCGCCGTCTCATCCGCCGCATGGTTGCCGCTAAACGACCCGCTCGCCGCCCGGATGTTGGGAACCGTGCGCTTCCAGTTGTCCCCAAACGCGCTCACCTCTGTCGGCGACATGTTCAGGTTGATCGACCACTCGTTGATCTCCCCCACCACCGTCGTTCCGCCCGTCATATAGGTGACGGAACCGCCCAGCCCACTAATCGGAGTGCCCATACCCTAATCCTCCCAAACCTCTACCCGATACAACCCGCCCACATGCCAGAACTGGCCAGGGTCCTGATACTCTATGGTGGCCTGCCGCTCAAAGCGCAGCAGGTTGAACCCACTCACAACCACCGTGCCGCCCCCCTCAATCATCCCGTGGATGGCGTCATACGCGCGCTGCGCCCCCGTCGGCCACATGTCCTTGCTGACCACCTTCACCACGTAATCCGCATTGAGGCCCTTAGAATTGAACGTGTGTTCATCCCGCCCATCCTGCCGCTGGAAGATCACATACGGCGGCTGCGTCCCCTGCGGCGCCCTGGCATAGAACACCGGCAGCGCCGTCGCCCCATCCACCAGCATATTGATTGCCGTGCCCAACGCCCCAAAGTCACCCACCCGTTACCACCGTCCTGAAATTCCGTTCCAGTTCGTCCGCCGCCTCATTCACCGCCGGCCCCAAAAACGCCTGTCCCGCCATCACCGCCGTCCCCAACTCCTGGTACAGCCCATACTCCACGCTCGGCCCCACATGCGCCGTGTCATCGTCCGCCGGCTCCGGCAGCTCCACCCGCTCGGCGTCGCCCTCCACGGCTGGCAGCGCCGTCGCCCCCTTGCCCATCCGCACGTAAATCGAACTGCGCAGCGCCCCCGTATCGTAGCGTGTCCGCGGCTTCGCCTTCCGTTCGATAGCGAACGCCGTCGCCCGCACCGCCGACCGCCGGTTCCCCGGCAGCCGGGTCAGAATCTGGTTCAGCCGCGTCGTGTCGATCTCCCACTCCACGTCCCCCGTCCTGTTGCGAAACGGCCTCGGCATAGCGATACCCCTCTCTCTCCACCAACTGCGCCGCATAGTCCGCCTCGCCATCGTGGACGAAATGCAGCCCGCCGTCGGGACCAATCAGCGTCATGGGTGAAACACCGCCTGGCTGGGGTCCAGCCAGAAGCCATAGCCCTTGGCGTTGACCGCCGGACCCAGCATCGCATCCCGCTCCGAAAACCGGCACTGCCGCGCCACCACATCCCGCATCACCTTGCAGCTCCCCGCCGACTCCAGCCGCAGCAGCCCGCCCGCCGGCAGCGACGCCAGTCCCGGATGATACGGCGCATTCGGCCCGAACCGCTGCCCGTTCGCCCGATAGCCCCACGTGTCGTAAAAAAAGCCGCCCATGTGCATCGACAGCGGGCTGACCACATCCACCGCCCTGCTCGTGTCGTTCAGCCGTTGCAGCAGCCGCACCATCGTCAGCGGCTCCCAAATCAGATCCGCCTCCACATAAATCAGCGCATCGAAGTCGTCCTCCTTGATGCGCTCAAACAGCCGGTTCCACGTCCGCGCAATATTCGCCCAGCGCGTCGGGTCATCGATGCTGCCAAAACTTGGCCCGCCGTGGTCCAGCTTATAGATCGCCAGCCCCGGCGTATCCCGCACCGCCTCCACCAGCCGCGCCCACGTGTTGTCCGCCGAGTCGCCCTCCCCCACGCGCATCACCAGCGAGTCACCTCGCGCCGCCAGCACCTCCCGCAGCCCCGCCGCCTGGCGCAAATACCGCTCCAAATACCCCTCCGCATTGCGGAGGATGCTCGCCATCGCCACAATCATCCGCCCCGCTCCTCTCCCCTCACTGTCGTTTCCGACAGTGAGCCGTGCTGTTGCGATAACCGCTTATTACCTGTACACATCAATGCACCACATGCGTCGTCGGGTCGGCCCAAATGCCAAACCCGCGCGCCTTCGCCAGCGCACAGAACCCGCGATCCACATCCTCGCTGCGATAGCGCACACCCGCGCGCAGCACCGCGATCTTGCTCAACAGCGTGCCGCCCACCGTGTCCATCTCAATCGGCTCGTCGCCAAACGCCGCAGCCTCCTCACGCCCAAAGTTCGTGAAAAACTGCCCGCCCCGGCTGAAGGCCCAGATGTCATAAAAGAACACGCCGCCTTGCCACGTGAACGGCGCAATGATGTCCTTGTCCGCTGCGATCAGCCGCTCCAGCAGGGCAGGCTCATAGCGGATGTCCGAGGGCAGGAACAGCACGTAATCCGACCAGCGGCAGTCCACCGCCTCCAGCCCAGCGTTGAACACCTGCGCCAGAATCTCAAACCGCTCCGCATTGACCACCGACGGATAACGCGGCCGCCCCGTGTCGCAGCGCACCACGTGCACCCAGCCCGCCGCCGCCTGCCAGCCCAACAGCGCCGCGCGCGTATCGTCCACGCTGTCCCCCTCCACGGCCACCACCACCAGCCGCCCGCCCGGCAGCGTCAACCGCTCCACCCGCTCCCTATACGCCGCCACACCAGCCGCACCGGCATCGCGAAACGGGCTGACGATAGTCACGTTCATAGCGCCAGCTCCATCCGTTCCGCCCGCCGCATCGCCTCATAGGTATCCATGTCGCGCACCTCCCAGCCGTTGTAAGTGGCGCAGGGCAGCGGCGGATAGGTCATCGCCCGCACAAACCGCTCCACATACTCCCACGGCCACGCTGGGTCAATCGCCCCGCCGTGTGGCGGCCCCGCATGATGGTACTGCGCCTGGCCGACCTGCGCGACCCCTGGAATGTCGAGAAACGCCAGCTTGATTGCCGCCGGCCAGCACTCGACCACCAGCCGGTTGATCTTATCGAACAGGCTCGCCTGCGTCTCATCCGGCGCAATCTGGCACGTGCACTGCAAAATAATCCGCCCCGTGTCGATGCCCTCGTCCACCCAGTGATAGGTAATCCCCGTCACCGCGTCCCCATCCAGGATCGCCCACGGCACCGAACTGCGCCCCCGATGATTCGGCAGCAGCGCCGCATGGCAGTTGATCACCCGCCCGGCCATCCTTGCGATCACGGGCCGCCGGATGATGTGCAGATAGCCGATAGAGGCAATCGCTCCTGGTTTGTAAGGCCATTTCCCCAGGTCATTGACCGATTGCGTGCTGTACCAGACACCCAGCTCCCGCGCCGTGCGGATGATGTCCGCCCCTTCATGCGTGAAGAGCGCCACCTGGTGTTTCTGCTCAGCGCACTGGCGCAGGATCGCCTCGGCGGCTGGCCCCTTGCCGCAGATAAAAAGCATCACGCCCGCACCGCCTCGCTCCCGTTAACCGCCGCCGTCGGCTCCACCGCCACCAGCTTCGCCCCCGGCCCCGCCACCAGCGCCGCCATCGCCGCCGGCTGCGCAGCTCGCACAGGCTGCGCCGGCGTCACCGTGCGCGCCAACTCCGCCATCAGCGGCCCCCACTGCTCCGCCACAATCGCATCCCAACTATATTCCCCGTGGATGGCCGCCTCCGCCCGCAGCCGCTTTGCCAGCGGCCACGCATCCCCGTTGTCATGCCACTCCGCATACAGCTCATGCAGCGCATCGCGGATGCCGTCCACATCCGGCCACGCCTGCCACGCATTCAACTGCGTCCACACCATGTCCCGCGGCGCGACCCGATAACCCCAGCGCACCAGCTCCGGCATCGCCGAGAAGTCGGTCGTCACCACCGGCGCGCCGCACGCCTGCGCCTCAATCAGCGGAATCCCGAATCCTTCCGACATCGCCGCGCCCAGGAACACATCCGCATTGTTGTAGACCAACGCCAGATACTCCGGCGGCAGCCCCCGAAAATACTGGTAGCGGTCGGGGAAGATGCACTTTTCGCTGATGCCCAGGTTCGCCATCAGCGCCCCAAAATCAATGCCGCCATACATCGTCGTCGGCTCCGTGTGGATGTACAGCCGCGCCCCCGGCTTATCCTGCGCAAACTGCGCCCACGCCCGCAACTGCACCTGGAACGCCTTCCGGTCAGGAAACCCCTTGTTCGCCGCCACCATCACCGTCAGATGCTCCGCCCCAAACAGCACCTCGCGCCGGAACGCCCGCACCTGCTCCGCCGGCAGCACCCGGTACACACTCGGCTCCACCCCGTGCGGAATATACGTGTTCGCCACGCCCGCCTTCGCCAGCAGCTCATGTCCCCACTTGCTGTACGTCAGCGGCCTGTGCGCCCCTTGCAGGCTGTCCAGCACCAACTGCGGCACAGGATCATGATCAATCGGCAGCCACGGCAGCCACAGCGCCGGGCTGACCTTCTGCGCCGTCTCCTTCATCACCCACACGTCGATCAGCGAGATGACCACGTTCGCCGCAAAATCCTGCGCGTGCGCCCCGATAATGTCATTCCCATACGCGTCAGCCCCCGCTGGATAACAGCGGATGCCCCCCACCTCATGTGTGCCGCCCTGCAACCCATACCAGGCAAACATCGCCACATTCTGCACCCCGCCCACCTGGGGCAAAGCCGCCAACCGCGGCAGCAGAGACCTGCCCTGCACACCATACCCGCTGTTGGTCCAGAACGCGTTACTCGAATACAACAGCCTGATCGACATATGCTCCTTGCTCCCCTTATCCCTTAGTCGCCGGCAGGACGCCCGCATAGGCGCCCATCAGCGAATTGACCGTCCACTGCAAATCGCTGTCCCCGCTCCCCTTCGTCACCGCCTGGTTGCTCGCCACCCCAAACGCCAGATTGCGCGCAAACTGCTGCGGCTGATTCAGCAGCGCCGCGCAATAATTCGCCAGCCGCACATCCGTCGCCGGGTCATTCAGCAGCGCAATCGCCGCCGCCACCGCCGCCTGCTGCACCCGCGCCATAAACTCCCCATCCTGCGCCAGCGCCACCTGCCCCAAAAAATCAGCCATCAGGCCGTCTCCTCATTCATCGCCGTCACCGCGCAGCGCACCGCCGTCTTCCAGTCCTGGTCGTTATTGACCTCAGTCACATCGAACAGCCGCCCGGCCACACTCAGCCGGTCCGCCGCCGTCACATCCGTCCCCACCGGCAGCGTCACATACCAGCGCGTCACGCTGATCACCTGCGCCCCGTTCTGCGCACTCTCCGCCACCGCCCGGCTGTTCTGGCTGTACAGCCGCGCGCTCACCGTCCCCGCCGCCGCCCACGCCACCGACCCGCCGCCCATCCCATCCGCCGCCACCGTCCCGCGCAAAATCACCGCCGTCCCCGGCAGTGCCAGCGCCTGCACTTCCCGCATCCACGTCAGGTCAGCCGCTCCCAAAAGCATCATGTCTACCTGCTGCTGTACAGATAAGGGAACATTATCCCTACACCCTCACTGTCGTTTCCGACAGTGAGAATTATCGTGCGAAGTCAGGCCAGCCCGTCAGGCCAGGTCATCCCGCACCAGCGTAGAGGAGCGCAGCCCCGCCGCCCCCGCGCCAAACGTCGCCAGCGCCGCGCACTGGTCCGCCATCTGCTGATACTGCGCAATGAGCTGCGACGCCTTGAAAGAAGCCCCGTCCGCCGTGAAGTCAAACCGCTCCGCCACACCGGCCGCCCGCATCCGCCACACCTCAGCCGCCGCCGCATACACGTCGTAGCTGCGCCCCGTCAGGTAAAACGCCGACCCGCCCGTGTCCGCCACGAACGTGATGCGTCCAGCCTGGGTGTCCACGCTGTAATTGGCCGTGCCCGCCCGCGCCCCGGCCGCATCGCGCACATACAGCACCGCCGTGCCGCCGTCCGTCGCCTCCAGGTTGCGATGGCGGGACTGGTGCACGTAATAGCGCACCGTCCCGCCCGCATCCACCTCGCGCAGCGCCGTCAGCCGGTCATCCGCAAAATCCAGCCGGTTGCGGTCCAGCACAGCCGCTACAGCATCATCGGTGTAGTCAGCCGTGCCCGCCGCCGTGTTGATTCCAGCCAGTTCCCGCACGCGTGCAATCGGCCCCGCCAACGTCGCCCGGCTCATGCTCAGCCCTTACCGTTCACGTACTGCACCACCACAGCCATGTCACCCGGCGCCGTCACGCTGCCCGTCACCGCATACTTCGCCACCAGCCACTGGCCTTCAGTCAGCTCATCCGCCGCCGTGTTCAGGCTGTAGGCCGCCGGCACAGCCGCCGACCAGCCCACCGTCCCGCCCGCCGTGCCGATAGCCGTGGTGGCCGTGCCCGCCGTCCCGCCGTTGAGCAGCGTCATCGTTGCGTAGTTGCCGCCGTTCGCAGCCACCGCCCCCGCAAACGTGACGTGGGCCGCCTTGATCGTCACCCCGCCGAATGGAGCCGGAAACAGCGGCAGCGTCACCGTGCCCGCCGTCCCGCCCGTGATCGGCGCCACCATCATTTGAGTGTTATACCCCGCCAACTCACCCATAATTCTCTCCCACTACCGGCCGCAGCCGGCTAGTCATCATCTCAAGCTCACCAGGCCGCTGGGCCCCTAGGCCGGCTCAGTAGCGTCAGCCGTGAACTTCACGCCGAACTCGTTGCGCACGATCCCATAGCCATAGCCCGCCGTCACGTTCAGCTCCCACGCGCGCGCCGAAGCATCGCGCTGGGTCTCCATCCGCATCTGGCGGCGCGTGTCCAGCATGATCGCGCCCTGACCGAAAATGCCGCTGATGGCATCCGCACTGGCGTCCACGCTGATGTTGCTGCTCACGAAGATGCGCACGCCGCCCAGCAGTTGCGCCACGAAGTAATCCCGCAGCGCCTGCGTGGTCACATCGCCCAGCGCGGTATAAGTGGCCGCCGGCTTGCCCAGCTCCAGCCACAGATCATGCCAGTGGTAAGGATGCAGCACCGCCGAAAGCGGCCCATACTGCGCCGCCTTGTTATAGCGCACCACCGCCACGCCCGCGGCGAAGTTCTCGAACGTCGCCGTCGCATTCGCGCCGTCGCCCTTGTCGGTCGTGAAGGAGCCGAACACGCCCACCAGGTCGCTGTCGATCTTCGTCGCCACCGCCCCGCCCAGCTCGCGCTCAGCATCCGCCTGCGCGCTGTCCGGGTCAGTCTCCATGTCCCTGTCCGTCAGCACCACCTGCGCAATCACCTCGCCCGGCGTGATCGTCGCCTTCGTGCTCTTCCCGAACGTGGTCGGCGCGCTGAAGTCCTGCGCCTCATTCACCGAAACAGCCGAGACCGCCGGTCGGCTCGGCACCACGCGGTTCATCCACCCTGCCGCCGAGCGGTTGTCCACCAGCCCCGCCATCAAATTCATTTCCCGTGCGACAAACAACGCCCGCTCATAGATCGTGTTGAACAGCCCGTTGAGGTCGCTGACTGTAGTCACAGCCATGATTAGCCTCCGAAAATCATCGTCTTCGACTGCCCGCCAAAGAACCGCTTGCGCAGCTCGGCCTCAGTCTCCCCACCGGACTCGCCGCCCGGCTTCACCTGCGCCCCGGCCGCCGTCCTGGCAAAGCGCCCCAACACCTCCAGCGCCTTCTTCTCGTCAGACAAGTCCAGCTTGCCCAAGTCCAGAAGGTCAACCAGGTCAGCGTCCACGCCCGCCTTTGCCGCCAGCCGCACCACCTGCGCCTGCTTCTGCGCCCGCTCCGCCTCCACCGCCTTCGCCGCCAGGTCAGCCTCCAGGGCCGCCAGCCGCTCTTGCAGCTTCTGCTCTGCGGTCTTCTGCGCCTCCTGCAACTGGTCAAACTGCTGGGCCTTCGGCTGCAATTCCTTCAGTTGCGTCTGCGTGTCGCGCAGTTGCGTGCGATACTTCGCCGCCTCCTGGCGCAGCTCCTCCACATACTTCGCGTCAAACTTCTCGCCCCCGCCGTCCTGCGGCTGGGCCCCTGCATCACTGGGCGCCTGGCCCTGTGTCTCATCCGCCACGATTCACCCCACTCACAAACTCGCTATAGATAGCCGCCTGGTCCGTCACTGGCCGCCCCTGGCGTGCCAGCACGTCCTCCAGCCACTTCCCCAAATGCGCCGGGCTGATAATCCGCTTCTCCACCCGCCCCGGCCCGCTCTCCGGCGTCGGCGCGCACTGCGACCACAAATCCTTGATCGTCCCCGCGCCCCACGCATACCCCACCGTCACCGGCAGCAAAATGGCGTAAGCCTCTTGCAGCGTGCAGATGATGGGCGGTAGATTGCGGCCCGCTAGGATGTTGCTCATTGCTGTACAGGTAAGGCGTCTTATTCGCCCAGGTTCAGCCCCGAAAAAAAAGACGCCAGACACCCGATAGGAACATCAGGTATCTGGCGTCTGGCGCTCTAGTTGTAGGCCCGCACGGCTGGCCGATAACGGTCAGCCGTTCCCCGATGCGGGCCTATGCCCACTATAGCACGGATGTCCTGCAATCAACAGTCCGAACACTGCGCCAATCCCTCGCGGCCCAGTTCACGCCCCGCCAGTTCATGCGACGCCGCGCGCAGCACCGGCCGCCCCGTGGCCGCCGTCTGCGGGAGGTCAAACTGCACCACCAGCTCCCCCCGCCGCACCTCCAGAATCCCCCCCGGCAGCAGCCGACCCCACGTCTTCCCCAGCGCCGTCAGCAGCACCTCAGTCGTAGCCTCAGTCGTAGAACGCAAACTCGTCTGATGTGGCAGCATCAGGCGTCCCTCCCCGCGTCGCAATGATAATCGCCCAGGCCCGATCCGCCACGGGGTTGCAAACCTCGCCCGGCAGCCCGTAGCGGCTCACCAGCCGCATATACTGCGTGCGCAGATACTGCCGCGTCCCCGCCGGCTCCAGCTCCTCCAGCATCCCCGCATAATCGTCCAGCACAGTGGCCGCCAGCGCCTGCGCCACCCGCTCCACATCCACCGTCGCCAGCCCCAGCCAGCGCAGCAGCAATCGTCGCAGCATGGTCATCTCCGGTAATACCCCTGCGCCCGTTCGCCCAGCAGCCCCACCAGCGACGCCTCGCGCAGCATATCCCCGTATACAGGATCATCATACGCCACCGACAGCTCGCCAAAACGAAACTCCCCCGCCCGCCACGCATCAAACATCCCCGGCCCCATCCTGCGCGCCTGCTCAGCCAGGGGCAGCCCCGCAAACCAATCCGCCCCCGGCGTCACCTCCGGCAGGCTCAGCCCCAGCCGCTTCGCCAGCGGCACCTCCGGCAGCGCCGTGCACCGCCCGTTGTGATGGTCGTTCAGCACCTCGTCCACGCCGTGCCGCCCGCCGTGCTGCGCCACGCAGCTCAGGCACACCCGATCATCCAGCTCCGCATACCACACCCAGCCGGAGACAATATCGCTGTTCGCCATATAATTCGCCCGCGTCGCCTCGCGGTACGCATAAAGCTGCGCCGTCCTGGCCGTCGTCAGCGCCCAGTTCAGCCCCACCCCCAGCCCCCTGCGCACCATCTCCCTGGCCACCTTGCGCGGGTTATACCCCAGCGCAATCCCATCCACCAGGCTCTCCTCCAACTGCCGCACCACCGCATCGCTAAATCCTTGCCCTAGCGAGGCGTGCAGCGGCGAGTCCGGCCCCAAGAAGCCGAGCATCGTCTCCACCTGTTCCGCCGGCAGCATATCAAACCCCGCCCCAATCGCCGCCTGCGTGCGCGGGTTGATAAAGTACGCCTGCACCATGCCCCGGCTGTCCGTAAGCCCCGCCAGAATCTCCCGCTGCGCCGCCGTGGCCACCTCCGTGTCCGCATAGCTCGCCCAGCGCGCCAGCTCCTCCGTCGTCTGCGCCAGCAGCGAACGCACCGCCCCCAGCCGCGCCGCCTGGCCCCGGCTCACCTCCTGGTGCGCCCCCTGGATAGCCGTCAGCGCCTGCTCCAGCCCCGCCTGCTGCGCCTCCAGGTTGCGATAAACCCGCCCATACGCCTGCACCAGCCGCGTAGCAGCCTCCCGCTCCCGCGCCAGCGCCGCCCGCCTGAACCTCTCCGCAGCATCCAAAACAGGGTGAGGCATTAGCCTACCTGCGAAATGGTATAAGTAATCTGCTCTGGTGGGACTGGAGCCGAGGTCGCATTGATCTGGCCTGTGCTGCCTGTGCTGCCTATGCTAAGCGTGCCCGTGTTCCCCGTACAGACGAACCACGTACCCCAAGGGGGTAGTGGCGCGGGGTAGTAGATCGGCTGCACAAGTGGCACATACACCTTCTCCCCATTGACTAACTCAGCGAGGATGTCGCGCAACTCCTGCGCCTCTTGCTGGGTCAGGGTAATTTCAATGTCCTTGAGCTTGATTACAACCTTGACTTCCATCGTTCATCTCCTCCGATTAATGGTGCGGCCCCTGAGACTCGAACTCAGGCTACTTCCCTCGGTTCACCGGCCCGTCCGGCTATACCCTTACGCCCTGCGGTGTGGGCACCCTAGTCACCAGCGGGGAAGCTTTATAGGTTCACCGTGTATCACATGCCACACGTATTGGCCGCCCTGTATAGGTAACAACTGTTATTCCACCTGCGTCACTGTCGTTTCCGACAGTGAGAAATCATCGCACCATCCCGGCTTCGTATTCGCAACCGCATAGCCAAGGACTTTGAGTAGCGGATACCGCATCCACAGCCCATGAATCACGTGGTAGACGAACCAGCCCAACCGCGTTGCCGGGCGCGGAATGTAACCGACGGGCAGCCACGCATCGTGCTCGCCCGCATCATCCGGCGGATTCAGCCGCGCCACCTCTGCCGGCGTCAGCGCGTACCAGCCTGTCACGGCTGACCACCCCGCTCAAAACTCCGCAGCAGCTCCTCGCCCAGCGTCGTCCGGCTCGCCTGCTCCGTCTGGATGCGCCCCAGCTCGCGCGCCGGGTCATACCCCCGCTGCTCCAGATACGTCTCCAGGCTCAACCCCTGCTGCCGATCCAGGCTCAACCCCTGCACGCGCGCCCCCTCATCCACCGGCAGCGGATCGCCCCAGCGGTTGCGCACCATGACGCCCTGGCCAAAGCCGCCCATCTCGACAATCGCTCCATTGATGGCTGACAGCATCTCGCCATACGTGTTGCGCTTGACGTTCGTCAGCTCCAGCAGATCGCCATACAGAATGCGCAGCGCAAACCCGCTTAGCTGCCCCACATTCACCCGATCCGGGTCCAGGTCCGGCACCCCCGTAATCTTCGAGTACGCCTCCCGCAGCCCGGCCCAAAACTGGTATGCGCTCACCAGGTCACTCTGCATTTCCAGGTTGAACACCCTGGCGTCCGGCTTCGGAATGCTCCAGAACTGATCCACCGCCGTGTTCTGCAACTCCGGCGCCGAGAATCCCGTGCCGATGGTGCGCGGGTGCGCGTGGTAGCGCAGGATGCGGCTGATGTTGCTCGCCGTGAAATTGATGGCGTCGTTGATGTCCGCCTCCTCCAAGTCCGAGATGCCCCACACGCCGATAGGATTCGGCCTGTTCTGGCACCAGAAGACCGGCGCCCACGTGTACGGCCACGGCACTTCATTCATCGTCCGCCAGCCCGCCCCGCCCCGCTCACTCACCTCCTCCGTCGTCAGCCATTCCCCGTTCTCCTGTAGGTCGATGCGATGCCGGCGCCAGTCCTCACCAGAACGCCAGACGATTCGATAGGACACCACCAGGTCTATATCATCCTGGTGAGTAATAATCTCCATCAGCGAGGAGTTCAGCGCCACAATCCTGGGCAGCTCCCCCGTCCGCTCCGGCGCATAAAGCCGCACGAATGCCATTCCCGTGACACTGCCATTCAGCCCAATCTCCTGGAGCAGCATGGCACGCTCTTCGTCCGTCCCGCCCCACGCCGCGCGCAGGTATGCCTCCGCGGCCTCGTTCTCCTCATCTTCGATCTCAAACGCCGGCGCCGCCTGGCCCCCAAACAGGAACGCCAGGCTCTTGTCCACCACGCGCCGCGAATAGTTCACGATCACATTATCGTTCGCCCCATCCGCCCGCGTCTTCAACTGCCGCCTGTGCTTGCCCCGGTAATAATTCCAGAACAGCCCAAACAACTCCTGCCGCTGCCGATGCTCCGCCGAGAGCGGGCTGAACCCGCTCGCCCCGCCGCCCTGCCCGTTCAAAAAGTCCCAGATCGCCATAGCCCACCACCCCTAGAAATCGTAGAACGGATTACTTGCCACTGCCGGCTGCTGCTGCGCCGCCGTCCACGCCAGCGCCAAACTCATCACCATATCGTCGTGCATCCCCTCCGGCGCGCCATACCGCACCAGCCCGCTCGGCAGCCGCTCCATCTCATACGCTTGCAGCTCGCCGATCAACGTCGGGTCGGATAGGATGCGCAGCGCCCCCCGCTCAAACGCCAGCGCCAGCGCCTCAATCGCCTGCGTCTTCGTCGCGTTCGTCGTGTTGAACGCCGTCACCGGCAGCCCCTGCCGCCCCAACTGCTCAATCAGCGGCTCCCCCATGCTGTTGCGCTCCGCCACCACCGTGATCGGCCTGAACCGCTCATACAGCCCTTGCAGCCGCCCCAACTGCACCTGGTAATCAATCTGGTTGAAGCGGTCAATGGCCGCCACCGCCGCCTGCTGGAGGTCGATCACCGTCAGCACCGTGAAATCATTGTGCTTGCCCCAGTCCACCCCCATCGCATACCGATGGCCCGCCTCCGCCTGCTCCTGCTGCGTCGCCGTGGCCGCCTCCACCACGCGCCGGAAGACCCCCCCCGCGTCGTCAATAAACTCCGCCAGGTACTCCTGCCGGAAAATCCGCTCCGGCAGGCTCAGCCGCGCCGCCTCAATCTCCGTGTGCGCAATATACGGATTCGTCGCCGTCGGGAACTGCCACGAACGCCACTCCCCGCCCTCCTGGCCCCGCAGAAACGCCCGCCAGAACCAATTGCGCCCCTTCGGCGTGCTGATAAACAGCGCCCGCCCCAGCCGGTCACTCAGCGCCGGCCGCAGCGCCTCCGTCCACGCCTCCTCAGCGATAAACGCACACTCATCCATCACCAGGAAGTCCAGACCCTCGCCGCGCAACGCCTGCGGATTGTCCGCCGACCGCACCTGCACCGTCCCGCCGCCTGGCAGCACAACCATCTGCTCAGCCTTGCGCACCTCCGCCCCTGGCACTTGCGCCGCCAACTGCGTCACCAGCCGCCAGCCCACAAACGCCATCTTATAGCTGGGCGCCACCCACCACGCCCGCCCCCGGCGCAGCGCCACCTCCAAGCAAAGCAGCGCCCCCAGCCGCGTCTTCCCCCAGCGCCGCCCGCACGCCAGCACCCGGAACCGGCTGCCATCCGCCACAATCACCTGCTGGCCGCTATGGATAGGAGGAAGCTGCACATTCACAGGCTCAATAAGTCCCCTTACCAGTACAGCCCATCAATCACCCGTACCCGTATCGCCATCGCCGCCATCCGCCTCACCCACCTCAGCCTCGCGCCACGTCAGCCGGATCGTCACATCCTTCGGCGCGCCCTTATCCGCCGTCGCCTCCGACACCCGATCCAAAATCGAATTAGCCGCCCGCACCACATGCCCCGTGTCCGCCGTCATATACTCCGGCTGCTCGCCGATCATCACCCGCACACGGCCCTCGCTCGCAATCCGCACCAACTGCTGCGCCGCCGCCTGCGCCCCATCCACCAGCACATCCAGCGTCGCCTGCACCGCCCCGCCCTGCCGCACCCGCATCCACCACAGCGCCCGCGCCTTCGCCACCCGCAGCGCCTCATCAATCGCCGGGTCGTCCCGCCAACCAGGCTCCCCATCGCGGCCATACCACGTCACGCGGTTGCAGGTGTCCCGCCGCTTGAACACCTCAGTCTGTGGCGACTCAGCCGCAATCGCCGCCGCCAGCAGCAGCACCGTGCGCTGCTTCTTCGCCGCGTGCTCCCCCGTAATCCGCGCCAGCGCCTCATGCACCTCGAATGACATCCATTCCGGCGTAAACCCTGGTTGCTTTGGAGTTGCGTTGGATTTGTCTCTCATGGGCAAGCGGGCGCCAGCCCGTCACAACAACATCCGCATGTTTTATGAATATGCGAAAACAAATGTTCTACTCCCGGCAGCACACATTAAACAGAACCTTCGCCCGGCTTGCCAGCTCATTCAGCGCCGCCTCGCCATCCGCCGCCGCCCTCTCCCACTCCTCCGCCGTCGCCGGCGCCGCCTGCGCCTGGCGGAGACACTGCGTCATGTAGCACCCCTTGACGGATTCCAAATCATAAATCAACTGCGAAATCGCCTCCGCCACCTGCGCCTGCTGCCAGCGGCCGCGCCTACTCCCGGCCATTGAACCAGCCAAAGCCGCCAAGAAAGAGAAATAGTGCAGCCACAACAAACATGCTGGCCAGGAAGACAGCAACGGGCGCCGGCAGATCAAACACATTGTGATTGTCGATCTGATTCAAAATGGCAACGACACCGAACATAGTGCCAGCCAGGAAAGAGAAGTAGCCCAAAATCCAAAGCCAGACCTGCGGCCGGCGATTCTTCAGCTTGTGAACCTCCTCCTTGACAATCGCCACATCGCGGCGCAACTCACCAAAATCCACCAGCAGCCCGTTGATGCGCGCCTTCTCGTCTCCATACACGATAAGCTTTAGATCGCTGACCACTTGGACGAGCGTGTCCATCACTTCCAAAATATTCTCACTTGCCATCGCCGCCCGACTCCCGCGCGATCATATTTGCCAGCGCGCCGACCGCCAGCGAGCCGATAGCGATCAACCCGTCGCTCACCTGCTGGCCGAGCAACGGCACAGCAATCATGCCGATCACACACACAGCGCCAATGCCACCCAGCAGCCAGATCGCAGGACGATAAAGCAACGGCAGCGCCTCCTTGCGGCTGTACACCTCCTGCGGCAGCGCCCCCTTCTCCGGCTCCGTCACCGCCGCCGCCCGGCCCGCCGCCGCGTCCCACGTATAGCGCCCACTATCCAACTCATTCGTGCTCTCAGGAATCACATCCGCCATAAACCCATCCTCGCACAACGCACCAAAGTCGGGAGCCGCAGACCTGGCCAAACGAAAAGCCGAGGCGACCCACGGCCTCGGCTCCCTGGTTGTGCTTCAATTGTACCAGAAATCGCGCTTACACTTGTGTCAGAACACTGCTACTACTACCGCCGCTACCGGGCATTCCCAGCCCTATAGCGCCAGCAAAAGCCCCGTAGCGGTAGTAGTAGTAGCGCGCTCACTGTCGTTTCCGACAGTGAGCCTACCCCAGCCGCCAGTTATCCACCGGCGAGGCCCGCCTGTGCGCCTCCGCAATATCCGTCTGCGCCAGCGCCAGATAGCGCCGCACCATCTCCATCGTGCTGTGGCCCAGCAGCCGTTGCAGCGTGTACACGTCCCCGCCGTTGCGCAGATAATTGATCGCAAACGTGTGGCGCAGCCGATGCGGTGTCACCGGCTCCACAATCTCCGCCCGCTGGCCGGCAGCCAGCAGCAGCTTGCGCAGCGCGTTGCGGTCCATCGCAGAGTGTTTCGTCGTCTCAAACAGCGGATCGTCAGGCCGCGTGTCCTTGCGCTTTGCGAGGTAGCGCCACAGAGACTCACGCGCCAGGTTCCCCAGGTAGACCGTCCTCCCCTTATCGCCCTTGCCGCGCCGCACCTGCGCCGCCCCCGTCTTCATATCCACATCGCCGAGCAGCAGGTCGCACAACTCCGCCGCCCGGATGCCCGTATCCAGCAACGCGAGGATGATAGCCCGATCCCGCACGCGTGTGCTGCGCAGCGTCGTCGGCCCGCTGCGCTTCCCCTCCCATTCCGCAGTCCGCTCGCACGCCAGCAGCAGCCCGCGCAAGTCCTGCTTGCTCAGCGGAATAATCTCCCGGCTGGCGGCCGCCGGCATCTTGACCCTGTAGCGCCGGATCACATGCTCCACGCCCATCTCCCCCTCCAGCCACGTGAAGAAGGCACTTAACCCGATCCATGCATTCTTGACCGTCTTCGGGCTCAGCTTCTCTTCAATGCGCAGATGGTACAGGAATCTGCGCACGTGGTCGGCTGCCAGATCGCCCGTGTCCACATCGCCAATCAGCCGCACCCACTTATGCAGCGTGTTGGCATACTCGCGCATCGTGTTGATCGAGCCTGCTCCGGCCCGGAACAACAAAAACCCCTCAATCGCCAGACTGAGACGCATACACTCCCCCTATCCGTCAGCTTATCCATGCGGCCTCTGGTTGCTCCCATCCATGAGGTTTCTAGTTCGGCCACCTCCGCACATGTGTTCTGTTCTGATAATAAAATTGCGCTGTATAAACAGACAGCCACTCCTGGTCACAGGAGTGGCTGTCGAACAACAAAACTATAGTGGGCGAGGAGGGACTTGAACCCGCGACCTCACGGATGTGAACCATCCTCCCCCGTGCCGCCACTCCCAGCCGCACGGCCCTCAGTTATCACCCATCCATGCGGCTTCCGCTGCTCCCAACCATCCGCCGTATGGATGCGGCTGCCGACGCGTCCCCGGCGGCCTCCTGTACCGATAACGGCTTGTTATCAGTACAGCACCTCGTTTTGCACCTTGCGGCCACGTTGGACAAAACCCGCGCGGCCCCCGCTCACTGTCGTTTCCGACAGTGACACCTACCGCACCGCCCGCCCATCCGCCTGCACCGTATACGCATTAAAGTCGCTGATGTCCAACCGCGTCATCACCTCAAACGGCGACGACTGGCCGGGCGCGAGCCGATCCAGCTTCGTATACCCTTCGCCCACCTGCACGATCTTGCCGTCCCGATAGAACGTCACCACCGCTTTTACAAACTGCATCTCCTGCGTGCCCGCGTTCCTGATCTCGCCCACAACGCTCGCACTATCAAACACATTCACGGCTGACGACACCTGCATCAACTGGAACGGCGCCGCCACATCCACCCGATACGCCACGCCCCGTGGGTCACTCAGCACCGGCCCCGCACTGGCCCCCGTGCTGGCCGCCGCCTGGGCCGGCTGCGCAGCCTGCACCGCACTCGCCGTCACCACCGCCCCACTCCCCTCCAGCCGCACCTGCACCGCCACATTCATCGTCATCGGCGCCGTCAGCGTCACCTGCTGGCCGCCCACGATGCCGCCCAGCGTCACCTGCACCGGCGCCGCCTGGCTGATCGTCACCACCGCCGGCTGCAACAAACGCAACGGGCCCGCCTGCGCCAGCACCACCAACGAACCAACCAGGAGAAGAGCAGCCGCCAGCCCAACCGCAAAAAAAGCACGTCGCATCGGGGACATCCTTTCTATCAAACCTTACATTTTGTCAGGTTAAAACACCCAACTTATCATCTACAATGTGACTATTGAAAGTTTGTTGGATTTCCGCTATAGTCAGTGTGTCAACTTCTAGAACAGGTGTTCCATGCTCGCATCATCCATCATGCCAAAACAGCGCAAACGAACCTATCAATCCGAGTTCGCATCGCTCTCCCCATCGCAGCAAGAAGACGACCTAAACCTGATGCAGATCTTTCTCAATCTGCTGGGCCTTCTCGGCCCAAAACGCCCGGATAAACGCCTCCGCCGCGGGCAGCCCGTCCGCGCGCGCAAGGCCCAGCGCCGTCAGTAGCGCATCCAGCACGTCGGCTCCCATCGCCTCGGCCTGATCCAGGTACACCGCCGCCTGGCGCTCATTCCGCTCGCGCCGCTCGGCATCCTCCAGCACCAACGCGTGTTGGTGCAGTTCCTCGCGCCTGCCCTCCGACAACCGCGCCATCACCTCCAACACCTCGCGCCCAAAACTCGGCAGCTCCGGCGCCGGCGCATACCCGTTCGGATTGTCAGTAAGCTCTAGTAAGTAGTCAACCGTGCATTTGTATCGCCGCGCCAGTCTCGCCAGCAAAGGCCAAGCTGGTGGGCTGTTGATACCTTGCTCCAACTTGTAGAGATATTGGGGAGTAATACCCTCATACTGGGCTACCTGTCCCTGCGTCAGCCCTACGTGTTCGCGTCGCTCTCTCAATCGAGCAGGAGTCAGCATACTTAGATGTTACCCCAAAACTAACCAAGTTGTTTAGTGAACTTGCGCTAAGGTATTGACAAGTCCAACCATATTGGTTTATACTTTGGCTGTCTGCTGAACAATATGGTTATTTAGGAGCCAAAACCATGACCGAACCAACCCGCAAACGCCGCACTCGCAAGCAAACCATGACCGAATGGATTCGTCTGGTGGCTACCCCCCTCGACAAGGCCATGCTCGCCGAAGTCACGAAGCGCAGCGGCGATGACACCGAATCCGCCACCGTCCGCCGCCTCATCCGCGTCGAACACGCACGCCTCAGCGCCGCCCAGCCGCACAGCGAGCAGGCCGCCTAACCGCCTGCACCCGCAGCGGAGCACTGCGGCTGTCAAGTAATTATTGCATGGGAGTGCAAACCTATATGAGCCAATCACAGATCGCCGCCACAACCACCGACATCATCCTTGCCCAGCCCGCCATCGGCCTCGGCAGTTGGATCGTCCCCGGCGTCGAAGACGGCGACATGCAAGCCATCGCCTGGCAGCGCGCCAAAGACGCCTGGCTCGAATCCAAGCGCCGCAAGAGTGGCAGCGCCAGCACCGTCCGCGCCTACCAAGGCGACTGGACGCAATTTTTCACCTTTGTGGAGAAAGCGCCGTGGAACGTCAGCAGCCGCGACGCCGACGCCTGGATCGGCCAACTGCAAGCGCAGGGAACCAGCCAGACCAGCATCAACCGCAAGCTCGCCGCCCTCAGCAGCTTCTTCCAGTTCGTCATCGACAAATTCACCTTCGTCGGTCGCGACCAGATCGAACGCACCATCTACATCGACAGCCACGGCAACCCCCGCGGCAACCCCTTCCGCAAGCCGGAGCGGTTCAAAGTCGATCAGTACAACCATAGCAGCCCGATGTCCGTTGAAACCGTCAAAACGGTTCTCAAGGCCATCAACGCCAAGAGCCTGCTCGGCAGCCGCGACCATGCCCTCATCGTCGCCTACCTCTACACGGGCCGCCGATCATCCGAGATCGCCAACCTGCGCTGGGAAGACATCGACGTAGACGACGTCAAAGGCCGCTACTACTACACCTGGCTGGGCAAGGGAGCGAAGGGCCGCACCGACGAACTGCCCGCCCCCGCCTACCATGCCATCCTCAACTTCCTGCGCGTCACCGGTCGGCTGGCAACCATCCAGGCCAAAGATTACATCTTCCAGGCCGTCTACGCCGACCGTGCGCAGCGCCTCCCCAACGTGCGCAGCGCCCCGGCCGCCAACCGCCCCATCAGCGGGTCGATGATCAACCGCATCGTGAAAAGGCACTTCGTCAAAGCCGGCGTCCCCGCCGCCAGCATCCACACCCACACGCTGCGCCACACCGCCGCCCACCTGCGCTACCGCGACGGCGCCGGCCAGGACCTCCTCGCCGTCAGCCGTTTCCTCAACCATTCATCGGTTGCCATCACGCAGATTTACCTGTCGAAAATGCAGAAGCCCGTAGACACCGGCTGGACGGAGGTGGAGCAGCTACTGATGTACTGATAAGAGAAGGTTATCAACACTCGGCAACAAAAAGAGGGCCGCTGCGAGGAGCATCGCAGCGGCCAAAGAATCGCAGGGAGTGCAGCGATTACAACCAAAGGATAGCACACATGACAACGCCAGACAACACCAGCACGCAAACACAACCAACCGCCTCACCCACGCCCGATCCCATCGACCAGGCGCGCCAGCTCATCAACATGTTCAGCAACGGCGGAATAATCTGCCAGACCACGGAAAGCAGCAAAGCCGATGATGCTACCCTCGTCCTCGCCGCCGTCGGCATCGCCATCGCCGCCCACGTCAGCCGCCTGGCCGACGCCGTCGAAGCCCACAACCAATTCATCGCCCAGCACGGGCCATTCTGAGGCAGCACCCCATGAACCTCACCACACTGACCGCCCTGCCCGCCGAACCCCTGCTCCAACGCCAGGGGATTCACCAACGCCTGTCCGGCGCCGGCCTCGCCGCCCTGCGCACCGTTTTCAGCGACCTTGTCGAAGACCAGGACGCCCGCCTCGCCGTCAGCGCCGAACCCAGCCGCATCCCGTTGTTGTGGCGGGGCCTGGCCGAAGTGGTCGGGCTCGTGATCGACAACGACGGCCGTATCATCGACGGCCCCCGTAGCCAAGTCCCTGGTCTCTAACCAACAGGAGAGCACGCCGACCATGCGCCCAACGCCCACACCCCTCGATTACAAATGGCTTCACCAGCAAGTCACCCGCGCCCTCCAAAGCGCCGGTGACGCCCCCGCCATCACGCTAGAGCGCCCCGCCGCCGAACTCATGGTCTGCGTGCTCGACATCGCGGGCGACGGTGGGCGCGTCCGCCCCGCCCGCGCCGCCCGCTATCAATTCGATGAAGAAGACCTCCACCCCGCCGTCATCCACGAACTCCAGCGCCTGGCCCGCAACGGCGAAGCCCCCAGCAAAGCCCGCTGGGACCAGCAGCGCCAATCCCAACTGCCCAGCGCCCAGCACTGCTGCCGCATCCTGGCCACCCCATGGGCCGCCCTCTGCCAGGAAGCCGGCCTCACCCTCAACCGTTACGCCCAACGCTGGGCCGGCCACAGCACCCCCGCCAGCGCCGCCCCCGCTGCCGGCGACGACGAGGACGAGGGCGAGGATGCCCCCATCCTCACCGAAGACGACTACATCCGCGACTGGCCCACCGTCGCCCAGCGCAATGAATCATTCATCGCCGGCGGCGTGCGCGTCACCCGCGAATACCACACCCTACGGTGAACCATGAGCACCATGACCAACATTCTTGACGACCTGCTTGGCGGCGCACCCCCCAAGCCCAGCACCATCGAACTCAGCCAACTGCGCATCGACGGCGGCACCCAAATGCGCGCCGGCCTCAATGATGCCACCGTGCAAGAGTACATGGAGGCCATGCGCAATTTCGGCGGCTACGGCCCGTTCCCGCCCATCGTCGTCTACTACGACGGGACCGACCACTGGGTCGGCGACGGCTTCCACCGCGCCGCCGCCGCCACCCGCAGCCAACTCAGCGCCATCCCCGCCGACATCCGCCCCGGCACACGCCGCGACGCCATCCTCTTCGCCGCCGGCGCCAACGCCAGCCACGGCCTCCGCCGCAGCCAGGCCGACAAACGGCGCGGCGTCGAAACCCTCCTGCGTGACGAAGAGTGGCGCAACTGGGCCGACCGCGAGATCGCCCGCCGCTGCAACGTCAGCGCCGACCTCGTCGGCCAGGTCCGCCGCGAGCTCTACCCGCCCGCCGCGCCGCCGCCCGCCGTGCCGCCCGTCACTGTCGGAAACGACAGTGAGCCGGCCCCTTGGGTCCCGCCCGGCCTCGGTGCCCAGCCGCGCACCTTCGTCACCAAGCACGGCACGCCGGCCACCATGCAAACCGCCAACATCGGCAAGACCCAGCCCAGCTACGTGGCCTCGTGGCGCATCGAAGTCGCCGTGCGCTGCGTCTGCGAGCGGGACACCCCCCTCGCCGCCGCCACCCAGGCCCACGCCGACGGACTGCGCGAGGCCGCCCGCACGCCCGGCAGCGCCTTCATGCGCGAGGTCGAAGCCATCCTGGACGAAGACGACCTCGAATATCGCCGCCAGGACATCGTGCAAGCCATGCACAACGTTGCGCGCCAAATCGAGCAGAACTGCAAAAGCCTGGCCGCGCCCGCCCTTGCCGTGCCCATCAAACTGGCCGCCCGCGACGAAGCCAGCGCCATCCTCACCCCCGACCGCGCCGGCCCCGATGACCTGCCCGTCAGCCAGCGCGATGGCTACGACGGCGACGAATGGTACACCCCCGCCGACATCATCCGCACCGCCGCCGGCGTCATGCTGCGCATCGACACCGACCCCGCCACCTGCGAACTGGCGCAAACCGCCGTCCAAGCCGGAACCTACTACACCAAATTCGACGACGGCTTGACGCAGCCCTGGCACGGCGCCGTCTGGCTCAACCCGCCCTACAGCACCCCACAAGTTTGGATCGACAAACTATTCTGTGAACTGTTGTCCTCGCGCTGCACCCAGGCCATCGTCCTGGTCAACAACGCGACAGAAACAGCATGGTTTCAGCGCCTGCTGGCCGAAGCCAAACTTGTCTGCTTCCCCTCTCGCCGCCTGGCCTTCTGGCGTCACGACCACAGCAACGTGGGCGCACGCCAGGGCCAGGCCCTCTTCTACTTTGGCAGCCGCGCCGAAGTCTTTCACGGCGCCTTCAGCAACATCGGCGTCGTCCTGCGGAGGAGCAAATGACCTACCAATTCGCCCAAAAGCTGGCCGAAGGCCAGACCTACGAACAGCAGCTTGATGAACGCTTCGCCGACCGCTTCATCATCCAGCCCGCCACACCGCAGCAGCAGCGCCAGGGCATTGACCGCGTCTACCGCCCGCGCAGCAAGCCGCATCAGATCCTCTACGTCGAATACAAAGCCGACCGCACCGCCGTGCGCACCGGCAACGCCTTCGTGGAGACAGTGTCAGTAGACACCGCCAACAAAGCCGGCTGGGCCATCACCAGCCAGGCCGACTGGCTCTTCTACCTCGTCCCTGGCGCCGCCGAAGTCCTCTACATCATTCGCATGGCCGACCTGCGCGCCCAGCTCCCGCAGTGGCGGGGGCGCTACCAAGAGCGCCGCATCCCCAACGAAGGCTATCACACCGTCGGCCTGCTCGTCCCGCTCGCCGAGTTCGAGGCCATCGCCTACACCGTCATCTAGGAGACCACCATGTACTGGCTCATCTATCTCTGCATCGGCGCCCTCATCGTCATCTGTGCCGTCGCCACATTCCTGTGGGCCGCCACCGCCATCGTCACCATCTTCGCCCCCGCCATCGACGAAGGCGACTACATCGACGACGAAGAAGCGGACCAGTACAGGTAATCACCGTTATCGAGACAGGACGCTATGAGATACATCAGTTTGTTTTCTGGCATAGGGGCAATTGACCTGGGTCTGGATCGTGCCGGTATGACGTGCGTTGCGCAGGTTGAGAATGACGCAGCAGCGCGCGGCGTGCTCGCGGCCCACTGGCCCGACGTTCCCCGGTTCGATGACGTGCGCAACTTTGGAAGAAAGGTATTCGATGGATCAGTTGACCTTATTGCAGGAGGATTCCCCTGTCAGGACGTATCACTTTCCGGGCAGCGCGCGGGCTTGGCTGGAGAGCAAAGCGGCTTATGGTGGCAGTTCCGTCGCATTATTAGGGAGCTTACGCCACGATGGGTTGTTGTCGAAAACGTGCCCGGCCTTCTATCCAGCAACGCCGGCCGGGACTTTGCCACCGTCGTTCGCGGGCTGGTCAAGTGCGGGTATGGCGTCGTCTGGCGGGTTCTGGACTCTCAGTTTTTCGGAGTCGCCCAGCGTCGGCGCCGTGTGTTCATTGTCGGAAGTCTTGGAGACGGATGTGCCGCTGAAGTTCTTTTTGAGCCAGTCGGCCTGCAAGGGAATCCTGCGCCGCGCCGCAAAACGTGGGAAGAAGTTACCAGCACGCTTGGAGCAAGCTCTAAAGCTGGTGGTAGGCGATCAACCGACCTAGACGGCGCAGGAGCATACATCGTCGCCTTTGCCCACAAGTTTGCGGGGAACAACCGTACTAGCATTGTGCGTGCTGGCGATTATGCAGGCACCATCAGCGCGACCAGGCAAGATGCTATTAGCGGCAGCTTTGGCGTTCGTCGACTGACCCCGCTGGAGTGCGAACGGCTTCAAGGTCTCCCCGATGGCTGGACGGCAGGGCAGGCAGATAGCCACCGATACCGGCAGCTTGGCAACGCTGTCGCCGTGCCGGTAGTCGAGTGGATCGGCAGCCGAATCATGCAGTACAGATAAGGAGGATTATTTCTACATGAACGACATCAACGACGAAGAAGACATGACCTACGAACTCAGCGCCACCCCGCGCACTCTGGACGCCTACCAGAGTGAGGCAATGAACACCCGTAATTCAGACACCGACCTGCTGTACAGCGCCGGCAAGCTCACCATCGAAGCCGCCGAATTGCAGCAGCACGTCCTCAAAGCGCGCTACCACGGCAAACTAGCCTCCTCCGCCGCCATGCTGGAGGAACTCGGCGACGTGCTCTGGTACGTCGCCGCCGTGGCCACCGACCTCGGCCTCACCCTCAGCGACGTAGCAGAATGCAACCTCGCCAAGCTGCGCGTTCGCCACGGCAGCGCCTACAACCCTGCGCACTACCAAGGCGCAGCCTGGAACCAGCACGAACAGGAGCGATAGCCATGACCACCCTCACCAGACCCGCCCGCACCGCCCAGCCCAGCGGCAGCCGCACCAAGCTCGCCGCCATCGCCGCCACCATGTACAGCAACGTCGTCCGCCCGCGCGACTGGGACCGCACCAAACTCGCCAACGGTCTCGACATCATCCTTCATCGCGTCGATGAACACCGCTGGCGGCTCGCCCTCGCCCGCGAAGGCGTCTACCCCAGCGACATCGAAGTGGGAATCGTCCGCGGCTGCTTCGACGTGCCCGCAGCCGCCGAAGAAGAGCGCAGCGAGAAGCAGCATCGCCACCCGAAGACAGGTCGGGAAATCAACTATCGCCGGGTCGAAATCACCTGGCAAGAGCGCGAGTAGTTATCGAGAATTGAGGCCGTATGAGTATCGAGGTTATGACCCGCGTCTGGGCCAGTTCCCAACAAAAAGGCAGCACCCTGCTGCTGCTGTTATCCATCGCCGACTACGCCAACGAACGCGGCGTAGCCTACCCATCCATCGCGACGCTGGCGCAGAAAGTCCGCATGACCGAGCGCAACGTCCAAAAGCTGCTGGGAAAGCTCGCAGAGTCCGGCGAACTCATCATCAAGCCCAACGCCGGCCCCGCCGGTTGCAACCTCTATCGCATCGTCCTCAACACCACCAGCAACACCGCCCCCGCCCCCAGCCCCGCCGATTGTAAGGGGGGCGAAAAGTTTTCGCCCCCCCAGGGTGAAAACTTTTCGGGGGGGGGTGAAAAATCGGGTCAAGGGGGTGAACGCCAGTTCACCGGGGGGGTGAACGCCAGTTCACCCGATCCGTCATTAGAACCACCAATAGATCCGTCAGTAGACGACGACACGCGCGCGACCCCAACCGCAGCCTCGTCATCGTCGTCGCAGCCGCCCGCCCCTGCTCTCGTTTTGGCGGAGGAAATGCCCGCCCCAACCAACCAGCCGCCCGTCCGGCTGCCCGCCGCCGCCGTCGCCCAGGCCATTGGCCGCCGTGACCCCGCCTGGCTGGCCGCCAAGGCAGCCTATGAGAACAACATCGGCCTCCTGACCCCCCTCCTGTCCCAGCGCCTGGAGGAAGCCCTGGCCACCTACCCGCCCGAATGGGTCCCCGCCGCCATCGCCCGCGCCGTCACCGCCGAAAAACGCCGCTGGGACTACGTCGAAGGCATCCTGCGCAACTGGAGCACCGAAGGCTGCGGCGGCCAGCGCAGCCGGCCCAGCGCCCCCCAGCGCAGCAGCAAACGCGCCGGCCACGCCCAGCCGCCCGCCCAGCCCGCCGAAGCCGCACCCGACAGCTACGCCGACCTGATCTTGCAGTAGGAGCACATACCATGCAGCCACTAGCCGCCGTGCTGCCCGCCGCAGCACCAACCGCCAACAACACACCGCCCGCCGCCGTGATGTCCGCCGTCTGCCCCCTCTGTGGCGGCCTCGGCCTCCAGGGCTGGAAAACCCCGCGCCACTACCCCCTCGCCGAAGTCCAGTTCTGCGCCTGCGCCGCCGGCCAGGCCGCCCACGCCGCCGAACGCGCCAAGTCAGCCGCCGCTCACCAGCAGCGCCTCGCCGCCGCCTTCACCCGCGCCGGCATCCCCAGCCACTTCCACGGGCTGACCATCGACACCCTGGCTGCGGCTGCCGGCGACGACCCCGACAAAGCCACCGCCATCGCCGTCGCCCGCGCAATGCTCGCCACCGGCCACTACGCCGGCAAGCCGGGCGTCTACCTCTTCGGCGAATACGGCTGCGGCAAAACCGGCGTCCTCACCCCCGTCCTGCGCCACTATCTCGACCAAGGTCACACCGGCCTCTGGCTGGAATACTACGACTTCTGCGCCGAAATCCAGAGCAAATACGGCCAGGGCGACGAAGCCGACAAAGCCCTTGACCTGGTGCGCAGCGTGGACTGGCTGCTCATGGACGACGTAGGCGACGCCGCCCGCACCAGCCCCGAAACCGACGACAAACGCCGCCTGCTCTACCAGATCATCAACCACCGTCACAACCACGTGCGGCCCATGCTCATCACCAGCAACCTCACGCCTGACCGCTTCGTGGCCCAATTCGGCGCCCGCACCTTCGAGCGCATCCTCGAATCCTGCGCCATCGTCAAAATCGCCGGCCGCAACCTGCGCCGCTAACCGGAGCACACAACCATGATGACCCTCATCAGCCTCACCTTCATCACCATCCTGCTCGCCCTCTGGATCAGCGAACTCATCGCCCGCCGCCAGGCCGACGCCCGCGCCGCCCTCCTGCGCGCCCACCTTGACGACGCCATCAGCACCGAACTCGACCAGTACGAAGAGAACCAGCGCCTCAGCGCCGCCCTGGCTGACGCCCTCAACGACCGCAACGCCGCCAACCTGCGCGCCGCCCGCGCCGCCAGCAGTCTGCGCGCCATGCCCGCCATGCAGCTCCGCAGCCGCAACGGCCAGGGCCAGCCGCTCCTCGTCCGCCTGTCGCCCTACAGCCTCAACTAAGGAGCCTGCCGAGCCATCACCGCAGTACCGCTAACAACGGCTTATCACAACAGAACGCATGGGAGTGCATGTGAACGCCAACAACATCAAGCCCCTGATCGAAGGGGAAATCAAACTCATCAACCGCCTGCTCCAGGCGCAAGGCATTCAGGCCGCCGCCAGCCTGAAGCGCACAATGGTCGCCGCCAGCAGCTTCATTGCCTACGGCCTGAAACTGGCCCCTGACCAAACCATCAAGAGCATCGAGGCCATCACCCGCGAACTCGCCAACGAACTCACCCTCAACCGCGCCCGCCGCGGCCACCCCCAGCCCTGCCCCGTCCGCCTGCGTGAATACCCCCTCGCCCTCGAAGTCCCCCACCCCTGCCCCACACCTCTCGACTGGCGCGCCGCCACCCTGCGCAGCAAACCCATGCTCGCCACGGTCGGCCGCAGCTACACCCTCACCGGCGCGCAGCAGGAGCAGATCGACCTCCAACGCCACTACCACATGCTCGTCGCCGCCATGTCCGGCGCCGGCAAATCCACCCTCATGCGCATGGCCCTCGCCACCGTCGCCCTCAACACCGCCCCGCGTGACCTCCGCATCATGCTCATCGACCTCAAAGCCGATGACCTGGTTCCCTTCCGCCGGCTGCCCCACGTCATCAGCCTCGCCAGCAGTGTCGATGCCGCCGCCGCCATCATCGCCCAGGTCCACCAGCTCCGCGACGACCGCATCGCCGGCGCAGCCCGTGACTACCGCCTCCTGCTCATCATCGACGAACTCGCCGAACTGGGCGAGCGCAAAGAAGTCCTGCTCCAGCTCGGCCGCATCCTCAGCACCGGCCGCAGCCTCGCCATCAACGTCTGGGCCGGCACCCAATACCCCACCGCCGCCACCATCGGCAGCGTCGTCGCCAAATCCTTCACCACGCGCATCGTCGGCCGCGTCGATGGCGCCCAGGCCGCCCAGGTTGCCACGCAGCGCCCCAAATCGGGCGCCCAGTACCTCGCCCACCCCGGCGACTTCATTCGGGTCGATGGGCCTGATATGCAGCGCCTGAAGGCGTTCAACCTGGGTCAGGACGCCACCGCCAGCCTCGTCACCGCCATCAGCCAATCATGGAGCGCGCCCGCCCAGCCCGCCCCCCTCACTGTCGTTTCCGACAGTGAGCCGGCCGCCGCCCATCCCAACCCCGCCGACGAAATCGCCGCCATCGCCGCCACCATCCAGCCCCTCTGGGGGCAGGGGGCCAGCCTCGCCGCCATGATCCGCACCGTCTACGGCGACCACGCCAACACCGGCGGCAGCAACCGCCTGCGCATCATGCAGGCCATCAACCGCCTGAACAGCACCAGCGCCGCCCACTCGCAAGCAGCCGACTAACCAAGGAGCAGACACATGTACGACTATGAACCGCCCCAACGTCAACGCCCCCAGCGCAACTGGCCCGGCATGATCATCATCCTCGCCGTCCTCGGCTTCATCATCCTCGCCATGTGGTGGATGAGCGAGAACTTCGGCGCCACCTTCGCAATGGCCGTCGCCGGCAGCCTCGTCGGCGCCGGCATCGTCGCCCTAGGCGTCATGCTCAACCAGAAGAACACCCAGGTCACGCTGGCCAGCGCCGCCAGCTTCAACCGTGACCTCGCCATGACCGAAAAGGCCCGCCAGGGAACCTACAAAGAAGGCGCACGGCTGGAGCGTGACGCCTTCAACCAGCGCGCCCGCCTCGAACTCATCGACGCCAGGCGCGTCGATCAACTCGCCCAGCAGCGCGCCCAGATGTTGCGCCTGCCCGACAAGCAGCCCCCCGCCCAGCAGATGCCCCCCGCCTGGCTCTTCGACGACGAAGACGCCGACGGCCAACCCGACGCCCGTTGGTACGAATAGGAGACCACCCTATGAAGCAATTCGCATTGGCATTCGTGGTGATCATCTTCGGCGCACTCGCCTGGCTCGCCGCCAGCCAACTCGATTCCTTCACCTTGGGAATGGCTATCGGCATGATTTTCGGTGTCCTGGCCGGCGTGCCCGTCGCACTGCTGACGCTGGCCGCCAACAACCGCCGCGCCGACGACGACGAAGACGGCCCCCCGCCGCCGCGCCAAAGCGCCATCATCCTGGATGCGCCGGTTGCGCCGGCTGCCCCTGCGTTGCCCACCCAGCCCACACGCCGCGCAGCATGGACACAGGCGCAGGTGCGGCGGCTCACCGGCTTCCAATATGTAGATGACACACGGACGCGAGCGCGGCTGGCCGCGTGCGGTGTCCAATCGCTGCCCTGCACTCATGCCCTGCTGGCGAATGAGGACGTGGCGATCCTGCGCGTCTACTACGCAGAGGGCTATTACGCCAAAGCCGCGCTGCCGCTGACGGCACAGGCCGCCACCGCTGCCCGCCATTGCTGCGACGATCCCGCAGCCATCGCGGTGGAGGTGCATCACCGCGATGCCATGATTTTCGCCTGGATGCGCCCCGCCGCAGCGCAGCCGGCAGCCGGCAGCCAGTTGGCCCGCCGCCCCTCTTGCCATGTGCGCCCGCAGCCCCCGCGCCTGCGTCAAGCCGCGGACGACGACGAATACTATGAGGCTGTGACCGTCGAAGAGGAACTTTCCAGCGCCGCCACCCAGCCCGCCAACTGGGATGCCTGGGGCGACGACGACGACCCCGAAGACCCCCCCGACGCCTGGGGCGACGACGAAGACGACGACTAACCCACGCAAAAAGGCCCCGGCAACCCGCCGGGGCCTTTCCCATCCTGTACCGCTAAGTGCAGTTATCTCGCCTAATTATCCCCAAACGCCACCCGCAGCCAGCTAGACCCCACGCAGAACAGCAGCACCACATCACCCGTGCCGCCCAGCGTCACATCAGCCCCCAACAGCAAATTCCCCGTGCCCGTCTTCAGCGTCACATCGCGCGCCCCGGCCACCGTGCGCAGCAGCAGCAACTGCCCCGTCGTCCCCCCGTTGATCGTGTCCAGATCATCCGTGGCGGCCCCGCCCTCCGTGTCAATCGTGTGGTAATTGCCCGTCACCGTGATCACGCCGCCGCTGATCGTCAGCGACCCGCCGAGTGGCAGCAGCGCCCGATCCTGCAACATCGCCGTCCCGCTCCCCGTCAGCGTCAGCTCCGTTCCGTCCCCCGTGATCAGCTTCTTCCCCGCATCCGACCGCGCCACATAGCTGGCTGGCAACCGCTTGTTCGTCCCGCTGGCCGCCATCGTCGTGTCCGAGACATCCACCACCATCAGCATATCATTCGTCGCCGGCGTCGCCGCCAACTGCGCCAACTGCGTCGTTTTTGCATCCGCCATATTCCACCATCCTTACGTGATCAACACCGTACCGTTATTGATCTCCAGCCTGCGCACATTAAGAAAATTATCCGTCAGGTACAAATACCGCCAGCCGTGGCTGGAATCCCCCAGGCTCCGCGCCAGCGAATTATTGGGCCGGAGGTCATAATTCGCGATTCCGTCCACATCCAGCACCAGGTAATGCCCCGTCACCCCCGCCTGCAACGCAATAATATCCGCCGACCCGCTAGTCGTCAGCCGCATCTCACGCCCCACCGCCCGGTTGGCCATGTGCAGCATCCCCACCGCCCCGCCGCCTGTATCCAGCCAATCCAGGCCAAACTCTGCATTCACCACGCTGCCCATATACAGCCCGAACCCGCGGCTGCCATCCAGCCGCGCCGTCCCGCTCGTCGCCGGGAACTGCGCCGTGCCGCCCGTAATCTGCGCCCCGCTCACCGTCCCCGCCGTCACCAGCGCCCCGCTCACCGTGCCGCCGCTGATCGTGTTCGCCGTCACCGCCACGCCCGTGATCGTGCCGCCCGTGATGCGTGACCCCGTCACCGTGCCGCCGCTGATGCTGTTGCCGCTCACCACCGCCCCGCTCACCGTGCCGCCCGTGATGCTGTTCGCCGTCACCGCCACACCCGTAATCGTGCCGCCCGTGATGCGCGACCCCGTCACCGTGCCGCCCGTGATGCTGTTGGCCGCCACCGCCACACCCGTGATCGTGCCGCCCGTAATCTGCGCCCCGTTCACTGTGCCGCCCGTGATGCTGTTGGCCGCCACCGCCACGCCCGTGATCGTGCCGCCCGTGATGCGTGACCCCGTCACCGTGCCGCCCGTCACCGTGCTCGCACTCACCGCCCCGCTGAACGCGCCATCCGACGCCGTCATCTGTCCCGTCGTCGCATCCAGCGAAAACTTTGTCGCCCCCGTCGGCCCATAGCCAAAGATACCGGAGGAATCCATCTGCACGCGCGGGTTCGCCGTCCCCGTGCGAATGATCGACGCCGAGTAAACCTCATACACCGTGTTCAGAATCGTGCCCGAAGAGAACAGCGGCCTGTCCGCCGGGTCGGTCGGCAGCTTGAACGTCACCCCCAGCGTCCCATACCCGATCAGCCCCGTGGCGTCCATCATCACGCCCGGATTGCTCGAATTCACCGGGTTCGCCGACGTGCGCACCGTCCCCCCATAGACCAGCGCCCCCGCCACCGTGCCGCCGCTCACCAGCGCCCCCGTCACCGTCCCGCCCGTGATGCGCCCGCCGCTCACCGTGCCGCCGCTCACCAGCGCCCCAGTGATCGTCCCGCCGTCAATATAATTCCCTGTTACCTGTACACCCGTGATCGTGCCGCCGCTGATGTTCGAGCCATAAATCGTGCTCGCCGCCACCTGCCCCTGGAAATACCCATTGTCCGTCCAGATGCCCCAGCCGCTCGGCGTCACCGTCCCCACCGCCGGCAGCCCATCCATCTCGCCCAGCTTCAGCCGCGCCGCCCCCACATCATAGATGTACAGCGCCCCGCGCGGCTCGCTCCCGCTGTCGTCCAGCCCCACCACCACGCCCGAATGGTAGTTTGGCGTC